CGACGGCTCGGGGCTCGATGGCGGTGGCAGTGCCGGAGGCGCAGGGCTTCGTTCAATTTGCGGAATATTGGGGCCGCTTGGCAGAAGATTGGGCCCAACGTCCGTTGTTATTCCCATCGCTCGATTCTGTTGAAACTGCCAAAGTAAACCAATTGCAGCGGCAACAAGTCCGACCGCGATCAGACTGCCCCCGAATGCGATGAGTTGCGCTGGGATCACCCGATAGCCCTCCCTTCTAGGACGCAGCAAAAACCAATACCCGGCGACGCTCGCAGCAAACAGGGCGCAAACGACAATTATCCTCGAGAGGACAGCTTCGCCCGTCACTGCCGGGAAGCTTGCGTGAAAATCGGTCCAAATTGGACGCCAAGTAGACGACAAAAGAATTGCTATAACAATTGCCGCGACAAGTACTTTCCTGCCCAACGCTATTTGCATCCGCTTGGCAGCATGAATTACTAGACCAGTCGTGACGAAAACGCCGATGCAGCGCAATTCCCAGTTCACTTCCGCCACCCAAATAAAAAAGGCAGCGATGAGGGCGAAAACTCCCTCCATGGACAAAAGCGGCGACCGTCTAACTTCGTTCATGCGGGATCAAGCCGAGGCCTTTCGGTGCAAGTATGTATCACACCGAATACTTCTCGGCATTAGAGCCCTCGTTTCAGAGCATTACTTTAGAAAAGAGTTTGCCCTAGGGCCGGAAAAATACCCTGCGATCAGAGCGTCAAATCTGATCCATAGGAGCCTTTGGGCGCATCTCTCGCGCGCGCGAGACGGGGCCTTATACGTGGTACGCCTTTCTGCCTGACCAAACTTGAAAGCCCAACGTGGCGATGGCAGGTGGCCGCGTCAGTCGTCACAGGATGCACCGTGCCACGTTGCTATCGCGGCACAGTCGAAAAGCACGGGCGCTCAGATTTGTGTTGATGCGTCTTTGTTATTGAGCGGCGCTTTGAGAATGCGGGTGGCGGCCGAGTGCTCAGCAGCCCTAACCCGTTTATCGTAGTGTGCCGCAAGGTCCAACAAACGTCGCTTGGTAAACTCGTCGGCGTTCTCCGCAAGGAGGCGACAGCGTTCGGCATGCGCTTTCAAAAAGTTCGTGTCCATGGAAATACCCCACTCAACAACCCATTCAATTTTTGCACAGCGCATCGGTTCAATCTACGTCGAAGCGCCGCTGTTAATACTTTGTTAACAATTACTTTTTGGGGGCTCTATATGCGCGGCACACGTCTTCGCGCGCGCGAGACGGGGGGCCTGTCCATGTACCCCCGGGGGGTGAAAATTCGATGCCCGCGCCCTGAGGACCCGACCCGGCTGTAGTACCGCGACCGCCCTCGGTCGCTTCAGCTACAGCCAGCGGGTACTCATGAAACGGGATTTGTATGCGGAGGTTTCGGCGCGGATTGTTGCAGAACTAGAAGCCGGCGCGCTGCCTTGGATCAAACCGTGGGCAGCAACACCCGGCGCAAACACACCGTGCAACGCAGTTACTAACCGCCCTTACAGCGGTTGCAATGTCGTTCTATTATGGATGGCGCAAGCGGCGGGGTATCGCACGCCGCGCTATCTAACGTTCAAACAGGCCCTGGACTTGGGCGGGCACGTTCGTAAGGGTGAGCGCGGCACGAAGGTCTATTTCGTGAAGCAACTCCAAGTTCGGGACGAGGGTGCGGACGATAGCGCGTCAACGCGACTGATCCCGATGATGCGCGAGTATACAGTTTTCAATGTCGATCAGTGCGAAAACCTTCCGGATAGCATCAACACAGGGAAGCTAGTGCGTGTGCGCAATCCCGACACGCGCGACGAGCTTGCCGACGCATTCCTGCAGTCAACTGGCGCTGATATCCGCGAGGGTCACGGCGAGGCATTTTATGTCCCGAGCCGGGATTTTATCTCTATGCCGGCATTCGCAGGGTTCAAGGGCGCGGATCACTTCTACAACGTGGCATTCCACGAGTTGACGCATTGGTCGGGCCATAAGTCGCGGCTTGATCGAGATTTGAAGACCCGGTTCGGCTCGCGCGATTACGCGGCTGAGGAACTCATTGCGGAGTTGGGCGCCGCGTTCCTTTGTGCGGAATTTGGCTTTGACGGCGACGTGCGGAGCGCGGGACGCGGCGTAGGCCTCGTGCATCACACCAGATCCCGCGCCTGTCGGTTCGACTTACTTAGGTGGTGGTGGTGGTGGTGTCTGGCTGGTCTCCGGCACTGGTTGCTCCGGCCGCGCTCTCAGGATGCGCATTTTTGCTCCCTAGTAACCATCATCCCATCGGTCAAATCTGGAACGATGGACCCACGATTTCTCACGGGAGAGGGCTTGGAACGAAAGTGGCGCCACGGCGTTCCGCGCCCCTTGGCCCGGCGGTGGCGTCGATGGTGTTGCCCCCGTTTCCGGCACGTCGCCGAGAACCGGCGGCGGCGCCTTCACTGGCTGCCCGGTCGGTCGGCGCGCCCCGGCCCCAACCCGCGCCATGTTGAGCAGATGCGAAGCCGCAGCCTGCAAGGCTTCGGCGTCGAGGTAGTGGTTTTCCTTCGAGTGCTCGACCCAGCGCACCTTGCCGGAAGCAAGCCGCATGCGCGCCTCGCTGATGATCTGCTTGCAATAATCGTCCGAGACATCCGAGGGCAAGTGCCACGCCCCCGGCTGATCGTCGGGCCATCTGACCCGTTCATGAACCCATGACTTGAAATGATCGCTATCGAGACGGATCAGTTCGAGCCCGTACTTTGCGACCGCCCCCCGCTGCGTGACCTCGATCCTGCTCTTGACGATCGGCACCCGCATCGGCTGCGACGAGCCCTTGGTAGGCCGGACGGCGCGCGGAAAGCGCCGACAGAAATCATAAATCCTGTTGAGCGGCAGCGCGTCGCGCTTGCCGGGCCTGAAGCCGCTATCGATCAGCACCATGCGCAGGTGCATGTCGCAAATCGGCGCCCTGATCAGCTCGGCGAGATCGGTCCAGACCGATTCCTCGGCCGTCTCGCCCCACAGCACGCCATAGTCGATCAGCCAGCTTTCGGCGCGCGCGCCCCAGCCGCGCGTGACCCAGACCAGACGATTCTTCTGCACGTCGATCGTCATCACCAGGACAAGCACGCCCTCGGGCAACTCGCCGCGCAGATAGGCGCCGCGATGCTCGGCGACTTCGGCCCATTCAGGCGCCTCGCCGCCCGCTGGTGCGAAGCATTCGCCGAAATTGGTATTGACCGCGCTCTGGATGCCTTTGAAGTCGCCGAGGCGCACGGCGGACAGATAGCGTTCGGCGCGCTCGCCCCACGAAATGAACGGACTGCACAAGCCGCTGACCCAATAGCTCGCCGTTGATGAATCCGGTGCGTCGCCGATGACCACGCCGTGCTTAACCGTTTGCCCCGGCGCGACCATGCGACCGTTCGCGTTCATTTCAGCCTTGTCTTCATCCATGATCGCGGCGGCGCAGTGCGGGCATTCGAGGCGGGCGCTGCGCCGCGCATCCGCTGGCGTCGCCTTGCTGCCTTCCGGCGTGTCCCACTTCAGACACGAGAAGCGCGGCACGAAATATTCGCCGCAGTGCGGACATGGCCATGCCCAATGATGCTGCGAACCTTCCTGCCAAAGTTTCCAGATCGGGCTTTCGATATCCTCGACGAGCCCGGGCTTCCAGAATTCAAGACCGCTCGCCTCGTCGAGCGCCACGTCAACCGTGCCGAGCGACGGCGTCGAAGTGATGCCGATCGAGGAATCGGCATAGGTTGCGCCGCGGCCCTCGACCAGACTGAGCACGCCGCCGTCCGAGGTGGCGGCCATGCCGTCGAATTCATCGATGATCGCCAGCGCGGCCGGGTCGGACTTCAACGCAATCGGGCTTCCGGCATGCGCCAACCGCAATGAAACGCCGGCAATGATCTTTTTGACTTTCTTGTTTCGCTTGCCTCTCGCGACCTTGTCGGCAAGCGTCGGCGCCTCGTCGAGCAGCGCCATCACCCGCGGTTCAAGCTGATCGGTGGCGAATTCCTTGCTCGGCACGACAAGCAGGATCGGTGCCGGCGCGTTATCGAGCCGCTCGCCGACGACATCGAGCGCGGAGTCGGTCTTTCCCATTTGCGTCGCGCAGACCATGGCGCAGCGGCGATAGTGTCCCGACGAGAGAGCCCGCGACCAATCAACCATGTAGGGCGTTAGAGCAGGATTCCGCGGCCCAGGAATGCCGGCGGACGGCGGATAGGCGCGGTTCCTGGTCGCCCAAACGTCAGGCGGACATCTAGGCCGAGGCCGGATCAGCCTCGCCGCCCGTTTGAAGAAGATCCGCCGCTTTGTCGAGGCGGTCGGCGTGTCGGTTACGAACGTCATTCAACTCGCTCTCAATCTTCCGCCGCATTGGCAGATCGCGCGTCACCCGTGCCGGGAAACCGTCCATATCCGCCATCAGCGGGCCGACGACGCCATCGACGAACGCCAAGGCATCGTCCATCCCTACAGTCTGCCCGGCTTCTCTTGCTGTTTTCTGCTCGACCGCGACGGCCTTCGCTTCCTGCAACCGCGTCAAAGACACGGTTTTCGAACTACGTTTCTCCTCGTCTTTGAGAAACCCGACGTAGCCCTGCACGAGATCGATCAGGCGCCAGCGTCCCGGCGCAACTCTTGCGATGAAGCCTGCATTTTCGAGCTGACTGAGACGCGGCTGCGTCAACTTGAGCAGCACGCCGGCCTGTTTCGTCGAGATAACGAGGCCAGCAAGGTCAACGTGGCGGCTACCTGTTGCATTTCCCTTTTTCATGACCAAACCGCCGAATTAGAAATGCGAAATATTTGCAACTCACGCGGCTCGCGTGTCCCGCGATCGGCCCTCCCTCACTTCCAGGACCCTGGCTCCCTTCCGTGATTCATTTTCCTCACTCACTTTCATGCCGCTATCGTCGCCCAACAACACGCTCGACCCTCAACGAACTACGGTTGAAGGTCGCGCGTTACAGATCAATCCGACCGCTTCACCTGTTGCGTGGTGTGCGCCGATACGCGCCTGGTCTTCTTCGCAGTCTTCCGGGCTTTCGTCTTTTTCGTTTTCTTTGCTCGCATGATTAAGTCTCCGTTTTGCTTCGCCGTCACCATATCGAGGCACGGCACTGACAGCACTTGTAGCACAATTTGTGGGAACCAACCCGCGCCGTGTGTCGATCCTGGCCCACAGCTCCTCCAGCAGCGCGATCCGATCGTTGCGGGTGGTGTCTGGATTTCGGACGGCGATAAGCATCGCGGCATTGATCAGCGCGTCGTGGCCGTAGCGCCGGTGCAGCCTCTCGCCTTCGCGCCGAATCGAGATCGAGATCGCATTCATGACAGGTGATGGTGTGGTCCGCGTCGAGTAACGGCTTGTCGAGCAGCAAGCCGAGCCCGCGGTCGACGGCGGCTTCAATGTCGGTGGTGGCGTCTGATACGATCATGGGAAGGCCGCCAACCTCAGTTAAACGTCGGTTTCGTCAATGACACAAGGGCGTTGTTGTGGCTGATGTGTAACTTCTTGGCTGGCACGCCACTCAGTGAGGATTCCGCCCGGCTGCTTTCGATTTCGCCATCTTAATGCCTGCGAGGCGGTTACTGCTCATCTTGGAACGGTTCTGTCGGTTCAGCTGAACTGTTTCTTCCGGCGTCAGAAGCACAAGCCGAAAATGCCTCTTTACAAATTTTGCAAATCCACCGTCGTCTAACTCGTCGATTTTGTCGATTGCCCTTCGTGTGAAATCTCGAACCGGAGATACGTGTTCGATCAGTACCTTTTCGCCACGGTCGTATGCGGCTCGAGCCTTGACGGAAAACTCGGCTCTTTCATATTTGCGAAGATTGTTGATGTGGCTCAGATCGGGATAAACGAGACAGAGACCAAGAATATTCAAAATTCTTTCGGCGCTGTGAATCGCTCCACCGTTGTCGGTGAAGTCAGCCGCGCGCATTTCCTTGCAAAGCTTCGCGGCTAGGCGGAACATGGGTATCAAATTGCCGGAGTGATATTTGCGTTGCTGCATTATAGGCTCAACTACGCGTTTTCCTGAACCTAAGCGCCCCATCTTTCGCTGGCCATCTCTAACATCCCCCTTATGCCGCCGGCTTCCGCTGTGACGACGCGGGACGTTCATCCCGCGGCGCGCGGCGATAATGCTCAAGGCACACGACGTTCGGCGCCCGGAAATGCCGGAAGCCTTCGCGCCATTTTGCCGTTGTGTATTTGGCCCGATCTTCCTCGGGATAGATCAGCGCGCAGAGCTTCACGAATTCAAGCTTGGAATAGCGCGGTCTCAACATGCTCATTGCCATCACTCGCAATCGGTTGATTGATGGCTTGGCTTTATATACCGACCCGCATATAATTACCACAACCAACCTTGAAACCCCTCCCATAAGAGAGAGACATAAGAGTCTTAAAGAGAGCGACGTATGTCAGTTTTGACCCACATACATGTCAGTTTTGACCCACACCACATGTCAGTTTTGACCCACACCTGGTTTTAGGTTTTGGGTGCCGGTGCGAAGATAATTTTCACCGTCTTTTTGTTGTGGCGTTGCACGGCGATCAACCCGGCGCGCTCCAGGCGTTTGATCGTTTGATACTTGGTGCGGCGATCGATTCCTAGCTCCGCCAATAGTCGGACATTGGTCACCGGCACAGTCCGACTTCGATGAATGACACGCAGACGGTAGAGAAACAGTGCGACCGCCAACTGTCTCGGGCCGTGCACAACCGGAAGCACAGCTTTCAGCCACCACAAGGGACAACCTATGAGACGCGAACTACTAGCGATCGGCTCCGCCTTCAATAGCTTCTTTTTGGCGTAGTGCTCCGCCTTGCGCCGTTCGAACTCGGCTTGATCTATGCTTTTATTCATGATGCTTCTCCACTGACAGCGCCGATATCACGCATCACGTCCATCAACGTTTTCCACATTTTCTGCGCCACGGGACGTTTGTCGTAGAAGTGTGCGCCATACTTGCGGCTGTCGAAGCTGAGGTCGGCGTCGACCTTCAACCCGCGGCAGACGTCGGCGCCGGCCTTCTCCATGATCTCGATCGTCTGCCGCACCTGGTCGTCGTCGCGCGCCTCCAGCAGCACGGCGTCGTGCACCAGCATGTTCGGAACGATTCCGGCGTCGCACAGACGCGTCGCGGCCAACCTGAGCATTTCGGCGCCACCACTTTGGCAAGGAAAATTGTACAAGGTTCGCTTGTTCGGCGAGCTGCTCAGATACAGCGGCCAGCCGGTAAACTCCGAGGTGATCTTCCGGTCAAGCATGGCGCGTTGCGCGTTGTCTTCCCGCCATTCCCAGAACCTTGGATATCTGCGCCTATGCCGCTCAATGATCGCGCTGGCAATGAGCGGGTGCCGATCGAGGCCCTTGGCCAGCGAACGCACGCCCATTCCATAATTGATTGCCAGTTGAATCGGCTTCATGCGCGCGCGCATTGCCGCACCGGCTTCGGTGCTTTTCCATCGCGCGGCGTTGCGGTCAGTAGTCAACCCGCATAGCAGGGCCAGCGCGTGATAGACGTCGCCGCCGAGATAGTCGTCGATCAATCCTTGATCGCCGGAATACGCCGCGCCGACCGCAACTTCTTGCGTGCGCCAATCGGCATAGATGCCAATCGCCTCGGGTGGAAATATCATGAAGGGACGCACACCGGCGTGGCTATTGAATAGCGATTTGGAATGCGCGTTGCGGCCCGTCGCGGTGCCAAATGGAAAAATCGAGGGCCTGTTTCTGCCGTCGCGGCCGATTGGCAGCTTGGCGCGCACGATGACGCCGAGACTGTCGCGCAGCGCATGCAGACCCTCGATGCCGGAAACATGGTACATCAGGCGAAACGCGTCGCCGCTGATGTCGAGCGCACCGGATTGCAGCCGCGGCCACCCAGGCGCGCCAATCCTGATCAGAAATTGCTCGAACCGGTGATAGGCCCACTCATCCTCGGGCGTGTAGATCGGGTCGTCGCTGCCATAACTTGGATCGAACTTGCGCCGCAGCGCGTCGATCGCGGCAAGCTTGTTTTCCTGCACCGCATCCCAAAGCGGCACGTCGATCAGCATCCCCCGCGCTTGGATCTGAGCGACGGTCTTGGCGGAATAGTCCGACCAGTGGATGATCTGAGCCGTGTTGACAGGGTGGAAACCCCACGGGCGCCGGTCATTTCCCCCCCGCAACTGCCGGCGGAGCAACTCTGTCGAGGCGCGAACGTCTTCCTCGCAATATGCGAGCACAGTTTCCCTGCCGTAGATCCACCAGCGGCCTTCGCCGATGTCTTTCGCCATATTTTTCTTGTCGAGTACCTCCCAGCCCGAGATCCCGTAGTCGCGACATGCGTTGGACAGTCCCTTGCCAGGTTTCGTGCGCTCCTCCTCCGGC